TAACGTATCCTTATCTTCTACAGCATCAACTCCTTCTGCAAACCATTTGTTCAAAGCAGTTGCAAACTGACTCTCAAATGCATTACCTCTGTTATTGCTGCCACGATTACCTTTAGAACCATTACCAAATTTTATACGGATTGTTTTAAGATCAGCTCCAGACTTTATACCACTTACATCGTAAGTCGATTTAAGGGTTCTAGATACATTAATATCTTTAGGTTTTTTTAAATCTATATTGATAGGAGTATCATCACCCTTACCTTTAAGATAATTGAATAATTTAATAACATCGCCAACACTTTCATGTGGCCAGTCGGCAAGAGTTTTAGATATTTCTTCTTCGGATTTTGGGAAAAAAGTATATGCTTCGCCCAAGTAATAATGAACTCTTGAGACATGGTCAACCTTTTCAGTGACCATAGGATTAAGCTGTCGATAATACTTCGATACGGACATTCTTCAATTTCTCCATGTGTACAAATATATATTACTAATCTATTTATAACGAAACGTAATTAGAACTTCATATCAGTGAACTTATCATACCTTGCATGTTGACCTTTGTCAAAGCCTGGCGTATCGTCTTGACCACTATCAGATATGTCCTGTTGCGCCTCTTGTTCACAATCATACAACTTCATCTTACTTCTGTCAATACCTACCACGAATCTTTTGTTTGTACCTAAATCATTGTAACGATTCTTTAACTGTTTAATCATTAACTGGTTTAGTCCTTCTAACTCTTCAGTAGAGATTAGTGCAAACATCAAGTCAGCAGTTGCAGGCAAACCAAACGACTCAGAAGTATCTTCTAGTCCAACATCAGAGTTTGCAAAACCACCCCGTGTAGTCTGGGTTGCAGACATAATAGGAAGGTTTGTTTCAACAGCAAGTCCACGAAGTTCTTCTGCAATCGCCTTGATATAGAAGTATGAACCTACACTGGCATTACCCTTGAAACGTGATGAACTACAAATATTCAAATAGTCAATAAAGATAATATCTGGACGGAATGATTTCTTTAGTTGTAGTTCTTTAATCAAACTACGAAAGTGTCCAGAGTGAGCAGATGCAGTTGGGTATTCCTTGATAACAAGTTTACCACTAGTCTTAGAGTTAATCTTCTCAATCTTAGACTCAAACATTTTCTTGGGTAGATTGTGCAAATCATCCATAGAGATATTCATCAGGTTAGCATCAATACGTTCTGCAATGCGTTCTTCTGCCATCTCCATAGTAATGTACAATACGTTCTTACCTTGCAATAATGTTGCAGAGGCCATGTGACACATAAACAATGATTTACCTACACCAGTACCAGCAAGGGCAATGTTCAAGGTTTTGTTTGGAAGTCCACCTTTGGTAATCTTGTTGAAATACTCTAAGTCAAACTCTAACTTCTCTTCTTGTCTGTGATAAAACTCAAATCGTTCATCTGCATTTTCAATATAGTCGTGTCCAATATGTTGATCAAAACCTACTGCAAGTGCTTCAGATAGAATAGATGGGATTGCTTCTTGGGTATGTTCTTTGTCTTTACCCTCAATAATATTGATACCATTAAGGATTGCATTGTATACCGCCTTGTCCTTACAGAACTTTTCTGTGGTATTCACTAACCATTGCATATCAACTTCTGCTTCTTTGAGAGATTCAATAACCTCTACGACCTTCTGGAATTCTGTACCATTCAAGTCCTTTCTATTATCAAGTTCAATAGACAAAGTTTCCTTTGTGGCCATTGCCTGATACTTATCCATGAAATTATAAATCTCTTCGAATATAATTCGATCAGTTTTGTCTTGAAAGTATTCACCTCTAATGAAAGGTAATACCCTACGGGCATAGTTCTCATTGAAGATTAAGTTACTAAATATTGTTTTTTCTATCGTCATCGTCTGCATCTGTTAATAACCCACTTTTATCTAAATTCTGTTCTATTAGGGAATGTAATATATCACCAATCAGATTGAAAAAGTCATCATCAAAAAATTCCTTTCCAAGTCCATTAGAGTCTAGTAGATTCCACTCAAATTCTAAAGACGCTGTATCGTTTTCTTCGTCTTCCTTAATGGAAACTTTACCATACTCATACACAACACCTTGCCATTTTCCTGCCTTATCCGTGAGTCCTATACCCGTCCAAGTTTTATCCTTGTTTTCTACATAGGTATAATATTCACTCATATCTTTATCAGACATAATTAATTCTCCAGTTTCTAGATACCATTATACTTGGTTTAGTGTTACTTGTCAAGTGATTTGTTGAATATAGAGTAAAAAACCCCTTGAAGTTTTCTTCAAGGGGTTTTCATTGATAGTGCAGTTATGCATCTGTACTAGGTGGTTCATCTTCTGGGATGTCCTCAACTACTGGGTCGTGTCTCCCGTACTTGAACTCCTTACCAGCGGCAACGTCTAGTTGTTGCATGACATCTTCTGTAAAGTATTTCTCTGGGTTGTTATTGATAGTCTTACCAAAAGTCTTTGTACCATCAGGTAGTATAACCCGTGTGGATATTTGTTTGAAGATATCATACTTCAGAGCCAGTTCTAGCAGTCCATAATACCTGTCTAACCCACGTTCATACATCAGACGTACATCAACCATCTTATGTTCTATGGTCAAGCGAGACTTAGCATTCTTACAGTGAATAATGTTACCAACAACAGCAGTTCCATCCTTCTCTTTCTTCTTAGAAAGATATACGATAGATGATGCCGCATACTTCAATCCAGAACCACCACCCATTTCTTTGGTAGGGAACATAGAACCAACTACATCATATGTGTGATTAGTGACAATCATAGGTACTTTTGCTCTACCTAGTTTCAATGTTAGTACACGAAAAGTAGCCTTGACTATCTGTGCCCGTGTCATATCTTTAGTCTCTTTACCCTCAGCAGTATCTTCTACTTCTTTAGTGGTAGATAACATACCAAGTGAATCAAGACATAACATCATAGGAACACGTTGTCCTTCTGGTGTTTCTAAGTACTTGTTTAGAACATTCAGTGATTGTGTTCTAAATTCTTGTACTGTAGTGACAGGAAGAATAACCATTCGTTTTGTGTCGATACCTTTATCAATTACCATCTGTTGAGTAATAGCAGATTCAGACTCAAAATACAACACACCAGCTTCTGGGTTTGCATCAAGGAATGACTTAACCATGCCTAAAATAAAGAAAGTTTTTCCAGTTGCAGATTCACCTGCTATCGCGGTGATCTTGTTGGATGCGAGTCCACCATTGATACTACCAGATAATAATGCATTGAAGATATAAGAACCCGTATCAATAAACGAATCTACATCTCCTGCCTCTACTCCATCACTTACTAATGCAGCGTATTCATTGCCAGCGGTTTTGGCAATATCTTTCAAAAAGTCCAATTATAAATCTCCTTCTATTCTGTTTTCAGAACGAAACGAATCAAACCCATCAGGGTATCGTGATTCAAGTTTGTCTGTGTTCATATATATGATTTCCTCTATATTAGTTTCTAGAGCAATACACCCTTGAACGAGATACCACAATATATCACCTAACTCTCTCTTTGCATGCCAGATAGTATGTTCGTCCATCGGTTTGGCTTGGAACAAGCATTTCTTGACTATTTCCGTGAACTCACCCGATTCTGCACTTAACCCCATTGCAGCAGTGATTAGACGTTCTGGTGGAACACCAAACTCATCAATAATGTCTAAGGCATCACCAAATGCATCTGGGTCTTTCGACTCATCGCTGGTGACTGCATCAACAAATCTTTGATAGTCTAGTAGTAAAGTTTCATCAATCATATCGTATCTCCTTCAAATTTTAATTCAGTATATATTATACCACGTTATACTCACTGTGTCAAGAGAGAATTACGCCTTTTTGCGGTACTTGAATTCCAGTAGTCTGTGTCAACCACCCCGTTGCTATTTCAGGCATTGTTTCTATAATAAATGTGACACAGTTCTTGTTGAACTCTAGTGTAGAATCAATCTTCACTCCCGTCATACAGACACCATCAACTAGTGCCACACCTTGTTCATTGACTTGCACCAAACGGGGTCGTTCTACAGTATAATTGTTTTCATCAGTTGAGATTAGTCGACCAATAACTTCTGCACCATTTGTTAGAACTAGTGTTACTACTTTGTTTTCCATCATGTTTTCCTTTCAGTTAATCTTTCCAACAGTATGTTGGGTTAGAGCCGTTTACATCATATATGTTGGGATGATTCATAAGAGCACGCCGATATGGTGTCCACTTAATTCCTCTACCCCAACCTAGTTTGTCAATAAGTTCTTCTTTAGAAACAGTTCCGCTGTTCTTTATCCACTGAACTACTTCTTTAAACCTTCCACTATTATCCCCTATTTTATGCGTTTTGTCAAGAAGTTTATCCATATAATCTGACATTTCTATCATCTTATCTTTGTAGATAAGTTTCTCTCGCATCCAATCTAGAGCCCGTTCTGCCTGTTCATTTCTGAACTGTGGATCATCTAAGTAAGTGTTCATCAACATAAGTGCTTCATGGTCATTCTTGAAGAAGTCTGCTGTTTCCATTAGTTCGTGATAATAGGGGGCATCATAGAACACGAAAGGGCATCCATTCATCATGGCATCCGTAGCAGCAACACTCCAACCGCCATAAGTTTGTTTAGGAGCGAACCCCATATAACACTTTTGTAGTTCTTTATAGTACCACTCTTTATTACCTTTTGTTGTCACAACATATTCACGATTAGGTTTATCTAAGAGTGGAATCCAGCATTTGAAGTCCTGTCTCATTTCCCACAACTTATCACACACAGCCATAAACTCTTTAAAGTGTTTGTAAGTATCAGGTCTGTGGTTAAACACGATAATCTTTTCTGGAGTCTCATTGATATTGTCAATGATATCCTTTGCATCCACACCTAAGTGTTGTACAGTGAGAATATCATCCAACTTAGAAATAGTATCATCGTTGAATGTTTCTCTTGCCTGATTCAGTATCAAGTTCTTTTGTGCTTGTGTGTTAAGATGACAGCTATCATATTCTAGAAGTCCAGTGATGTTCTGTAAGAAGCTGTCCTTAGGCCAGACAACGACTTGTTTAATATCCGTCCAGTGAGTATATCCAAAAAAATGTGGAGTATGATGTGTTACGTTATACATAACATTCTTTAGTGCATGAGTATGCTCTGGTAAATGTGACATTACCAAATCAAAGTCCATATCTCTACCAAGTAGTTTTTGCATTTCTGGTACATCAAAATGCGAGCGCATTACGGGTGCGTATGTCGGTATCGGCAGATACCACTGTGTTACATTATCAAACTGTAAAGATGGAACAGGGCAGGGCAGAATCAAATAGAACCATAAATCATCACGAATTTCATTCAGAAGTTTAATCTGATTCTTGACAACTTGAATATAACTATCCTTCTCCAAGTCCTTCTGGAATGTAAAGTTACCCAGCACCAAAACACGAATTGTGTTCTGATGCTTAATTTCTTTTTCTATCTCAAATAGGTTCACGCTGCTTCCTTTTCTTGTACTGAGATATCTTCCACCCACATAATCATCTCAACAAATTCAACGTCAAGATTGAAGTGATTGCAGATATTCAACCAGAGAGGTTGAATTTGTGTTTTCCACAACTTTGATTGTGCCACTGTTGGGTGGTGAATAACAACTATACATTTTGTGCAATCGGTGGCATAAAGTGTTTCAAGAACACGTTCCAGACGCAAAGCACCAGATGAGAAGTACATCGAACACTGCCCAAGGTCTGGACGGTTATAAGAAGCAACTTTTGCATCCAAAATAGAAGAATGTGGGTTTGCTTTATAGTTGATAAAGATACGTCCAGCAGAAATATGTTCTGCTTGAGTTTCAAGAATTTGATTCGATTTGTTTAATATAGTTTGTGACTGTTGTTTTGTAAACCCAAACTCTTTTAGTGCTGTAACATTTGACTGTGCGTTGAAAGGAACTTTTTTTGACGCCATGTCAAGAACATATTTGATAGCATCTGATTCTGAGATATCTTTCTTGATAACGTCTGGTTTTTTGTTACGCAAGTTTCCAATGAAACGCAACTCTTCATCTGTAAGTTCACAGTGAACAGCATATGGAATACGCATTACTGGAATATCAACAGCGTGTTTTGACTGTCCAGCGCCCAAGACTGTGTGGTTTCCATCACCACGCAAATCTTCTCCGTTTGCACCACGACCTTCCCATACAAGTGCTGGGTTACAAGCATCAGTGTTTCCTCGTGCATCATCAATTTTCTGTTTGATGAATCTTTGCAACTCTGGGTCATGTTGGAAACGAACCTGTAGCGCCGACATTTCTACATGAAGTTGAAGGCCTTCTTTTGTTACTGCAAAGACATTATCATTAATCTGTTGGTTAATAAACTTACAGTTTTCAATATCTGGTTCTGCGAATTGTGGAAACCCATTAGACAAGTTGTAATACATTGGGTTTGTACGGGCATTTACTTTTTTCAGAATGTTATATTCAGCATTCTGTATTGTAACATAATCACCATACTCAATAACTTCAAATTTCAACTGTGATTTTGAGGTAGCAAATACTTTTTGGAATTCTTCATTTGTTGAAGAGTGGTTGTAAGGATCATCAACAGAACCTTTGTGAATTCCTACATATGCTTTTCCATCAACCAAGTTAGTGTACTGATAGAGATACGCCTCATATGAGGCAGGGGGTGTTGCAATTACTTGTTCTACGATATTGGTCATAATGACTCCTTTAATTTAAAAACATTAACTATTCAAGAACTCAAGTCACAAGAATAATTAAATTTAGATTGGTAGAGTTGATTCTCAACTTTACCTATACAGTATACACTATAAATGCGGTGTTGTCAACAAGTTTTTATTACTGTTGACCCACATCTGCCGATCTATTTCTCAACATATGTGTTATGTCTTCTGGGTCGGTGCGTGTCATAGGTGGACACACCTCGATCTCGTTACCTTTATCAATCCACTCTTGAATCAATTCTTCTGGTGTATTAACTTCTCTCGGCATCTTCATCATCTCCTTGGGTTTCTAACAAGTCTTTTAACTTGTATATAATTTCTTCTACTGTATTCAAATCTTGTTCGATTTCAGTATCTACTTCTATTTCTATTTTAATTTTCATCGTATTATGTCGATCTTATCCATCGACTCTTTGTTCCAGACTTCCAGTTCTGTACGAACCTTGTTCTCTGCAATCATTTTATTATATCGTTTAGTTGCAAGTTTCTTCCACCATGCAACCACCCCTTCGAGCTCGAACCTGTCAAAGTTCTCTGCTTTAATTAGTTTATCAGTTTTGCCCAATAACACATCCTGTACATTTTCGAACCCGTAGTTTCCCATGTAGAATCTTTTCTGGGTTGTAACCTGTCCTGCCTTTGCCATCTGGTCTGAGAACAACTCATACGCCTTTGTATCATGTATCTTTAGACTTGATTTGACAACACCAAGCATCTTTGTTTGAATTTTCATCTTACGACTAGAAGCACCTTTGTGAATGAGGTCTTCACCACCATTCTTTTCAGTAAACCAATCACGCAATTCAAAATAGAGTTCTTCACCTAGTGTCAATAGAAACTTAGATTCTGTGTTACCTTTGTATCTAAGGAATGGACGCATTCCATCGTACATCGAAGATGCTTTGATATTACCATATAAGGATGTAGTCTCAAAAAGACAGAACTCTGTATCATACTTTTCATTCAACATCCTACGAACTGCATGTGAGTTGCAAATACCAGCAAGAAGTTTACCGCCAAGATAGTTGTAACCAAACGGCTGGGTTGCTACAATTACCATACCCATTATTGCATGTCTGTTGAAGATATGCAAATCTGGTACACCACCCAAGTAATCATTACGAGGCTTGGAATTAATTAAGGGAGAACCCAAACGAATGAAACCAACTATAGTATTAGTAGTTGTTTCCTTAACAATCAACTTAACAT